TGTTAATAAATGTACCTAAAGAAGATATGATACTAGATTATCTAAAAGTAACTAGGAAAAATAAAATAGAAGGTGAAGTACTTTATGAACCTGAAAATGGGTTTATGACTTATATACACCAAGGTGTAACCCTAACAATTCCTGATGTATATGGAAATGGTTTGTACTGGTTAAATAAAGCTATAGAACTAGGAAAATCATTAGGATGTGAAAGACTGTTAGGTGGTACGACTAGAAATGTTAAAGCCTATAATCGTATGTTTGGTACTAAGGTTATAGGCTATATTTTAGAAAAGGAATTATAATGGGAATAGAAACTGCAATTATAGGTGCTGCAGCTGTTGGAGCTATATCAAGCTCTAAGGCAGCAAGTAGTGCTTCGAAAGCATCTCAAGCTGCTACTAGCTCAGCAGATGCAGCAGCTCAACTACAGTATCAAGCTAGTTCTGAGCAATTAGCTTTTCAAAAACAACAGTATGATGATTGGGAAGGTATATTTGGTCCTATTCAGAGTAACTTAAGTAATTATTATAAAAACTTGAGTTCTGATACAGTTGCTTCATTAGGCCTACAAAACATTGAGACACAGTATGTCTCTAGTAGACAGAACTTAGATACAGCACTAGCAAAACGTGGTATAACTAATAGTGGAGCTACAGTATCTGGATTAACTCAATTGGAATCAGCAAGAATGCTAGGTAAGGCAGAAGTACAAGCTAATGCTCCTGCACAAACTGCTGCACAACAATTAGGGTTCCTACAAACTGGATTGGGTCAACAATCTAGTTTACAACAAGGTATTAGTAATTCTTATACTAATCAAATGAATATGTTTGGTCAGCAAGCAACTAGTAACTTAAATCAAGCTAATCAGTACTCTCAACAAGCAGCTGCTGGTTATGCTGGTATAGGTAGCTCTATAGGTCAAGGTATAAATACTTATATGACTGCTAATGCATACCAAAGCCAAGCAAATTTAAATAATACTATGGCAAATCAAATGGGTGGAAATTATACACCTAGTTCAGCTAGTTACGGTGCAACAACTTCTTGGTGGGGTTAATACAATTTTAAGGAGATTATAATGGCAGGAGAATATGGAATAGGTCAGGGTATTACACAAGGTTTACAATATGTAAACCAGGGTATGCAAAACTCTGAATCTATCAATACTAATAGGATTAAGGTTCAGCAAGAGGCTGCTAAATTTAATATGGAAATGTCTAAGGGACAAACTGTGCAGCAAACAGCTGAATTACAGTTACAACAAAGTCAATTACAGTTACAGGAACTTAATAAGAACTTAGCTAAGAGGGATACTTGGGATGTACTTAGTGGATATGAACAAACTAAAGATGCTAGTATTTTAAATACTATTAAATCTAATCCAATTATGAATGACTTATTAACTAGACAAGGTATTACTGGATTTACTAATATTTCTGATATATCAGAGGAAAAACTAACTTCATTAGGAGTTACTCCAGAGTTATTGAATGACCCATCTAAAAGAATAGTTATGGCTTCTACTTCTGATGGCTCTATAGTTCCTATGGATTTAATGACTATTTATGCTACTACTGGATTCTTACCTAAATTAGGGGAAAAGAAATTAGCAGAAATGACTTTAAAACAAAAAGAGGCAGAGGCTAATATATCTACACTTAAATATGAAGATATGACTAAGTACTTGGATGAAAACCCTACAGCTACTTTATCTGATTATGTTTCACATATGAAAAATAAAGAAACTGGTGATACAGCTGAAATGAAAAATATTAAGTATCAAGCTAAAACATTAGGTATTACTGAGGAGGAGTTACTTAAACAGAAAGCAGCTCAGAAAGAATCTAGTGGAACTCCAGCTAGTGTTAAAACAGCTCAGTATAATCAAGGTGTAGTTAATACACTAAAACAAGAGTCTAAGGTTGATAATCTATATGATGTGGATTATAATAAACTTAGTCCAAATAATAGAACTAGATTTGATGATTTAGTTAAAGAGGATGCTAAAAATATTAAACCCGAAGAAAGAGATGCTCTATCTACTCTTCAAGCAGCATCTGAAAAACTTAATGTTGAGGATTTAAAAAATACTACTGGTATTGTCGATGCAACATTTAATAAATTATTAGATACTTTAGGTATGGACTTACCTGATGAAGAATTAGTTCAATCTGCTAACTATAACTTAATCAAGAACTCTATTGTTAGAGCATCTATGGGAACACAGGTTACTGGTAATGAGTTAGAAAGAATGACTGCTCAATTAGGTACTGAGTTTAAATCTGATAAAACTGTTAGAATTAAAATGGCAGAAACACTAGATAACCTAGTTGCTAAGTATGAAGGTTATAAATCTGTAGCTCCAGCATTCTATGCAAGAGTTATGAAAGATAAAGTAGATAATATGAAAACTGTATCTGATTATTTAAGAAGTCCTGAGAAAGGTAAAGGTTCTGATAAAACTACTAAGATTGAAACTACTAAGTATAAAGTAGGTCAGATAGTTACTGATGATACAGATAACTCTAAATGGAAATTCTTAGGTGGAGATATGTCTGATAAGAAAAACTGGAAAAAGGTTGAAGAATGAAAATAGATATTGATACTCTTAGAGATACCTTTAAGATAGGTTATGAGGCTTATGAGGAATCAAGGGAAGAGGCAATGCTTGTTATGGATTATTTCCATAATAGGCAGTATACTGACTCTCAACTAGCTACTCTTAGTAGAAGAGGACAACCACCTGAAACTTTCAATATTATTAAACTATTTTGTAGATTACTAATAGGTTATTATTCAACTGTTGTAAATACAGTTAGAGTAACTCCACAGCAACAAGATGATATATTTACTGCCTCTATATTAGGTGATTTAGTAGATTATACATTCAGAGTTAATAACTTTAATGCAGAGGGAGATAAGATTAAGTTTGATGGTATGTTAACTGGTCTTATGTGTGCATATGAGGATGTAATAGATACTGGTAAGAAAGATGAGTTTGGTAGACCTAAATTTGAAGTTAAAACTAACCATGTGCCTTCATTGGAAATAGTATTAGACCCTATGTCTAGACTAGAAGATTACTCAGATGCTAGATTTATACATAGATATAAATGGGTTAGCTCAGAGGCAGCTATAAAACAGTTTGGTAAAGCTAAGGTTGAAGAATTAGATTCTTACCATAATCATCTAAATATTGATGAGGCTGAGTTCTCTTATACATATAATACACAGTTCCATGGAAACTACAAGGTGTTTGATAACTATTTAATAGTACATACAATTATTGAAGATGAACAAGGTAAAACTTGGTCAATATTCTGGTCAGGTACAACTATATTAGATAAGAAAGAAATAACTTATAAAGAAGTTAAATTCCCTTATAGAGTACATAGAGTACACACTAGTAATAGAACTGAATACTATGGAATCTTTAGAGAAGTTATGGCTTCACAAGATGCTATTAACCAAGCTTTAATTAAGATTCAGTTGATGGTTAATACACAGAAAGCATTTGTTCAAACTGGTGCAGTTGAAGACTTAAATGACTTTATAGATAAGTTTAATAGAGTTAATGCAGTTATTCCAGTTACTGACCTTAGTGGTATTAAAGTAGAGAACTTAACTAGAGAGGTTTTAGACCAATATACTGTTATAGATAAAGCTTTAGATAGGATACAAAGAATACTATCTATTAACGACTCTTTCTTAGGTATGGCATATGCATCTGATTCTGGTTCTAAAGTTAAGTTACAACAAAATGCTGCTATGGTAGGATTAAGATATTTAACTAGTAGAATTGAACAGTTTTATAGGCTATTAGGATGGGATATAGTTAATCTAATTAAACAGTATTATACTGCTCACGATGTAATAAGAGTGGCTGATGAATATGAAGGTAATAAATGGTTAGAGATAAATAAACCAGCCTTAGTACCAGTTATGGATAGTATGGGAAATCCTTCAATAGATAGAAATACTGGAATGCCTTTAATGAGGCCAGTGTATGAAGAAGTATTAAATCCAGCTGATAATAAACCATTAGTAGATGAATATGGTAATAGAGTTATGGCTCCTATACCTACTAAAGATAGTGAGATAGCATTTACACAAGCTGATATAGATATATCATCTGTTTCATACAATGATGAGGATGAAAAAACTCAAGTAGTACTAGAACAATTCATTAATGGACCTCTAGGAAATATGTTAAGTCAGGTAGACCCAGTAGGGTACTTTACAGCTGGTTCACTAGCTATTAAAAATACTAAGACTAAATATAGTCCAGAGTTAAGTAGAATATTAGAAGCTGCAGCTGCTAAATTAGGTGGTAATCCTCAAGCACAGCAACAAATGATGAATGGACAAGTAGGTGGACAAATGTCCCAATCACAAGCTATTAACCAACAAAGTGGGAGAGCATAATGAAACCTTGGGAAATAAACTCTGAGAAAGATACAGATGTATCTTCTCCAGAGCAATTAAGTGGAAGACCTTGGGAAAGTATAAAAGATACTACAAAGGTAAAAGAGCCTACATCAGGACTAGGGGATATGAGTTCTATGTCTTTAGTAGGAGCACTTAAAGGAGAAACTCAAAAAGAGACTCCCTTTACTATACCTACTGATACACCAGAACCTATTATGAATTTATCTGAGCAAAGAAATATCCAAGGTAGTCTTAATCAAGAAGATATAGATGTTATGGAACAAAAGAGAAAAGCTGATGAAGCTAGAGCCAACACTGAAGCACTATATAATAGATATTCAACTCTAGGAAACAGTTTAATTAGTTTTGCAAGTCCTGAAGCTAGAATTAAAGTAGAAGAGGGAAATAAATTAGTTAGAGATAAAGTCCTAGAAGAAATAAGAGCCCAAGGAATACCTGTAGACTATAGGGATGGTAAGATATTTACAGTTGATAATGATGGTAAAGAGATAGAGGTAGAAGATGTTAGTTTACTAAAATCACTTAATAAATCTAAATTTGAGATGTTTGGAGCTATAACAGCAGGAGCTGTAGCAGGAATGCAAACTGGTAGTAGGATGCCAACTCTTCCTGGTAAAATAATAGGTACTGTAGGTGGTGGATTAATTGGAAGTGCTGCTGGTGCTTACTCAGGAGCTGCATTAGATGGTATGTTAGCTAAACTACAGATGGCATCTAAAGTAGATGATAGTGTTATATATGACAAGATGAAAGATGCTGGTGTTGCTGACTTAGTTATGGGGCCAGTAGGATTAGGCATAGGAAAAGCTGTTGTAGGAGCTGGTAAGTTAACTTCTAATATATTTGATTTTGTATATAATAAGAATCAAGCTGGTGCAGTAGATGCTATGTTAAAACATATGGGTGTTGATGAAGTAGAGGCTAAACAAAGAGTACAAGATTTAGAGAACTTAATAGGACCTTTAAGAGGTATGAATGATAAAGAAAAAATTATTTATGCTTTAACTCAAACTCAGAGAGGTGGAGAGGCAGTAGCAAAAGCTGCAGTTGATTTAGACCCTTTGGCATCTACTAGGTTGGCAAATCAAGTTTCTAAAAGGGCAGAAGATACTTTAAACCTTGCAGAGGATTTATCAACGGATAATAACCAATATATCTTTAGACAATCTATGGATAGTTATACTAATGATGTTAAGGCTAATTATAGATTAGTTAAAGATTCTTCTACTGAATTTACTGAAAATTATAGATTTAACTTGGATGATTTAAACCTAAATGATACTATTGATAATATAGAAAATAGTATAGCTAACCCATTCACTAAACAGAAATTTAGTGATATATCTAAAGTTATTAAAGACTCCTATGAAGGTAGTACATTTGAAGACTTAATAGACTTAAGGCAAGCTATAAATGATGTAAAGTTTAATGGGCCTAAGTTGAAGAAAGAAGACTCAGTAGCTATTGAAAATATAATGGCAAGAGTTAATAAAGAGATAGAAGATGCTGCTAAAACACATATACCTAATTCAGATGTATGGCTTAATAAATGGTCACAATCTTTAGAAGAATATACTAAGATGAAACAAGTAATGGGTAATGTTATGTATAAAGCATTAACTAAACCTGGTATTAGTGAAGATGCAGTAGTTAATGTATTTAGTAAGTATATTAAAGCAGGTGATAATACATTCTTTGATGTTATGAGTAAGTTACCACCTAAGGTACAAAATAGAGTCGAAGGTTCAGTGCTAAATAAATTAGTTAATCAGTATGCAGATGGTATTGAAGGAAGTAGAAGAGTTATACACTTTCCTGGGTTATCAGAAGAACTTAAAAAAGTTTCTTGGCAATCACCAGAATCTAAACAATTAGTTAGAACTATTAACAGAATGGCTGATGTATTTAAAAATGATGTACACTTAGCTGCAGTATCTGGTAAGATACAATTACCAAGGTTTCAAAGTTACTTAACAGCTGATCCAGTTATAAGACTAAAGATGGAAACTGCATCACATTTCTTTAATGCAGTTAAGCAATATATGCCTACTCAAAGTGCTGATACTTTAGCTATGGCTAATCACTTAGGTAGATTATTAGAGAACCCTATTAGTAATAAAGATGTTAAAGACCTATTAGGTAGAATTCCTATGGAACGTAGACAATTTAGAAGTAAGTTATCAGAAACTACTATGAATGACTTGAATGAGTTAAGACAAGCATATGTAGCTAGAAAAATAGCTACGGAGCAAATGTTCAAGAAAGATATTCCTCCTAGATTAGTATGGAGTGCCGATCCTGATAAGTTAGCTAAGCTACAAAACCCAGATGCTAGAATACTTCCTACAGTAGATGAAGTATTAAAAGTAAGTTCTAAAGGTAATGTGGGAAAGTCTATGGATGAAATATGGGACTATGAATCTCAACAAATATTAAATACTAGAGCTAGTGATTTAATTACAGAGTTTATTTGGAAAAATTCAGATAAGAATAGTTCTATTATTACTGAGCAAGCTATTAAATATATGGATGAGTCTAGGTATACAGGTATTATGAAAAATGTATCTTCTAAACTTAGTAAGGAAGATTTTGAGTATAACGCTAAAGTTGTTGCTAATAGTATTAAATCAGAGGCTGGAATACTTATTAAAAGAATACAAAAAGACTTTGGTCTTATTCTTCCTAGGGATGAAGCTGAGAAATTAGTAACTTTAAAATTTAAAGAAATTATGGAGTCTTGTAATGGCAAATAACTGCAGTAAACTAATGAAAGATGCTATTGACAAGTTCATTAGCAGTAAAGGAGTTAATAATGAAATTTCTACTACAATGGCTTCTAGTATCGGTCTAGGTGGAGCTATATCTCAATCAGAGGCTAATACTATGGCTACTGAGAAGGATATAGCACCTAAGCAAAGACAAATAGAAACTGATAAAGTACAAAAACCTATATTGGATAGTAAATTTGATTTTGCTAGTATTATGGATAATGCTCCAGAGCAAGTAAATCCTAGTAATTATAAATCTAGTAATAGTGGTATTAAGGACTACATAGCTAAGATAGAGTCTAGGGGTTCATTAAATCCTTATACAGCTAAAAACCCTAATTCTAGTGCCAAAGGCAAATATCAATTTACTGATATAATGGCAGAACACTTAAGGAAAGAAATAGGAGTTACTAAGGAAGACTTAAAGAATCCTAAGATACAAGAAAAAGCTATGGATTATCTTATAGGAGAATATAAGGAAAAGTTAGATACTTGGAAATTACCAGTAACTAAGGAGAATATGTTTGTATTACATAACTTAGGTATGGAAGGTGGATTAAGGGCATTGAGAGGTACTTATACTCCTGGAGATATAAGAAATATGGCTAAGAACTTGATGGATAATATGGATAAGTCTAGTAGAAACTCAGTACTTAATAATTATGCTACAATGTATAATGTAGTTATACCAACAAAAAGAAGTTAGGATGGCTTGTTCAACTAAGAAACCTAAACCACCAAAGAAGAAATAACCTTAAAATAAATCTTCTATAAATGATTATATCATCTTAATAAAGATGATATAATCTATCTTAAAATCTCTTCAAATTATCAATTCTTTCTATCATAGAATTGATTTATATATCTTCCCTATTGAAATATTTATCTATAAAATTTGTTTTATTAACTGCAACTGTTTGATATACTTGTTCACTGATAGCTCCTTTAACGAGTAGGTAATGAACATTAATCTCAGTGGCTCTTCGCATATTAGCCTGTCTAGCTCTTCTCTGTGAATATCTAGCTGTTGAGAAATCCATGGAGTAGACAACCAAGGATTCATACATTGATAAATCAACCCCTTCTGCAAATGAAGTGGCTTGTAAGATTCTTGCAAAGTTAAAATGAGCATTAAGGAGTCGTTCTTCTTGTTTATAGTGGTAGAAGATGACAAGGTCTTTTGTATCTCCAAAAGTCTTTTTGATGTATTCGACCTTTGAAATGTCTCCTGTATTACTTGACTTATCTTCATCTATTTTTAATGTTCCTCCCTCTAATTGATGTAACCCTACTAATAGTTTCATTGCACTATCAGCTATATAATCTAAAGAGCTTATAACACTCTTCTTATTTAATTCATTATACATATCTTTAGTTTCTTTACTGAGTTCCACATAATGTATAACATCGTTAGGCTCATGTTTAAACCCTAACTCAGACCTAGTATAACTAATAAATAAGTGTTTTACATCTTTCCAAACCATATCTGTATGTACTTCATTATATTGTTTAATCTGTCTACCAGCTAAGAATATAATTTTTAGTATTCCATACTTATTAAACCAATCATAAAAGTTCTTATACTTAGCCCAAGGACTCCAAGAAGATAATTTAAGCTGGTGGAATAATTGTGCATATGTTTGAGCACTAGGAGTAGCAGATAAATAGATAATAGGTTTACCCTTAGTATGTTTATATACTGTCTTCCATATAGCACCTAATTTAGGATAAGATGATAAGTTAGCGTGTGCTTCATCTATTAGTATTAAATCAAAAACACCTAATACTTTATGTAAAGACTCATAATTAATAACTGTATATTTCTTAGTATATTTAAAGTTACTTAGTGTCTCTTCCCATCCAGGTATTGCTTTCTTCTTAGTTATAACTAGTATATTAATTGCTTTTGATTTTTCACATACTAATATTGATGTTAATGTTTTTCCAGTTCTTTCTTCCATAGATAAATATACTATTGCATTATCTTGAAGAATTTGATAGGCTTTATCAGCTATCTCTATTTGATGATTAAATGGAGTCATATTATATATCCTACTTGTATAGTTTCTACTTCTGTAGATACTATAATATTTAAGCCTAGTATAGTCTTATTGTTAATACTATATATACAATCCATCATAATCCCACCATACTCTTTATCTAGAGTATACATTATTTCTACATATTCTTTACGTGGGATTAATGCACTAGTAGGTTTTACTCCTGCCCTATATAAATCTATTTTCTTTCCCACTATAATATTCATTATTTCATTAGCTTCCATCTATATCCTTTATAAAGTCTTTAACCATTTCTAAGTCCCAAGCAACTAGTGAATATCCTCCACTGTCCTTAATAAGTTCTAAGTTATACTTTTGGAGTTCAGATACATTATTCTTAGTTTCAGGAGTCTTAACCTCTACGCCTATAAAAATACCTTTATAGCATACTATAATATCAGGTATACCAGCCTTAGTGGCTGATACTACCTTTACTGTATAGCAATCTATTGACTTTAAGTATTTTAAAATTTTACTTTGTACATTAGATTCTTTACCCATTAAATTTCACATTTACCACCAGCACAAGCCTGGGCACCCATTGTATCTATATCTACATATTTAGGTTTAGTTAACCTATACTCTAATACTGGTATTGTATCACTCTTAGATGATATTTTCCACCACTTATGTAAGTTATATACATCCTTAAGACAATTAGTACATTCTTCTAGTGATTTAAAATTACTAGAGAATTTCTCTACTCGTCTAACAAAATCTCTCTTTAGTAAATGGTCATGTGAATCTGTAAGCTTTTCTCCATATCCTAATACTGTATTACAAGCTGCCCATAAGTCATTATTAAATGAACTAAGTCCAACTTCTATTAGTGCAGAAGTGAATAGAGCTACAATTCCATATTTACTAACAATCTCTTCCTCAGTAAGTATTTCAGTAAAAGGAGCTTGTGGATATGCTTTATCTCCATTAGCTGCTAATAATGATACACCACATAAATCTTTTCTATTATTATAAATATACCTAGTTACATCATACCAATCATCTACTGTTATAGTATTTGATACATTATGTGATAACTTAGGATGGCTACATAATTCTACTGTTTTACCAGCTGCTATCCAAGATTGTTGTACTGTTCTAACATACTCTAATTGTTTAACACCTAATAGATTACTCTTAGTAATAGAACCCTTTTTAGTAGTTATAGGATATGCAATAACTATATCCCTTTCTCTATTCCATACTGAGTCTTGACACATTTCTGGTAACTCTTCTTGGAATAACTTAGCCATTTCACTATCTTTACTCATTTGCATATGCCTAATGTATCTAGTACTATGCTCTCCGTGTATTCCTGATGCTGTTCCTAATAGTACACTAGCATTTCCACTAGGTTTTACAACTGTAGTTCTAGCTGCAGGATTAATCTCAATTAAACTAGCAGTAACTCTATTCCATTTCTTAACTACTTCAGCACCTCTTTTTAGTATATCAGTATCAAATAATATTTTAGGGTTATTCATAAATCCAGTAATACCTACACCTATTAGTGCTTCTTTATCTACTATTTGTTTTGATACATCTGAAAGATATTTAAAGTCTGTATACCCAGCTTGTAAAGTACACATAATTGATGCCCATTTACATTGCTCTAAGAATATCTCTTCGCTATCTGATAGTGAGCCATTTATCTCAGTTAAGTTACATACTTGGAATCCTGTTCTACCATCAGGAAGTCTTGGGTACATTCCAACTTCTACACAAGGATTTAGTGTAAATTCTAAATCATCAACCCAAATAAATCCTGGTTCTCCAGAGTGTTGAACAGATTCCATAATACTATTAAATTCTTCAAAAGTAGTACTATTTCTTAGTAACATAACTGAGTTATTACTTCTACCTCTTTGAGGATTAGTTAAGTACCAATCTCCAGTTTTAGCTTTAATCATATCTTCATCATCTTTAGAGAACATACAAATAGTAGCACTTCTTCTTACACCACCAGAGATAACTGCATCAGCTATGTACATCATTATATCATATGCAACTATTGTTCTTATATCCAGTATACCGTTAGCTAGTTCATCATCTAATAAAGAACTAATAGTATTTATACAAAGCCTTAATGGCTCAGGTCCTGGTGCTTTAAATCCTCCGCTAATAAAACTACCTTTAGCCCTTATTTTAGTATAATTAAATAATATGGTTTTTCCAGAATTTTCATTACCTTCTGTATAAGACTCCATAAGAATCTTAATGGCATCAGACCATCCTTCTATACTATCCTCTATATCAAACTTAATAGTTTCAGAGTTTTTAACTACTAATTTAGGTAACTTAGCTATATGATGTTTTTGTACACTGAATCCTACTCCAGCTCCACATAATAACATATACATAGTTTCTGAGAATACTTCAATTCTATCACAATAAGTAGATGCACAATTATATAATCTAGCGTGATGTTTTAGTAGTTGTTCACCACCAAACTGTAGAGCTCTTTGGGCTCCTAAGAATAATTTGTTTTTATATGCTGTACTTACACCATCCATTAACCTAGTTAGTTGTATACTCATTTTATCTTTATAAAACTCTTTATGCATAGCCATAACTCTATCTACAGCCTCTTCAAAAGTTTCGTACCTACCTAACTTATCGTTATACCTAGAGTAATCACTAAGAAACTTAGTATCACTCATTAATTGTTTAAACATTAATCAATATCCTTTACACACTTATCTTCTCTAACTCTTATGAATGTTGGTTGAATATAAGTATCTATAATTTGCTCATATTCAAACTCTATAACTTTACCTAAGAAGTATTCTTTTTTCTTAGTTCTTAAGTTATCATCCAAACCTGAACCTACTGCAACAATTCTACCTTTACTATCTTGTAGAACTAATGAACCAATCATACCTACATATTTACCACTCCCATCAATAATATCAATGCAAAGTAAATCAGCAGTTTTTCTATACTTTAACTTAATAGCATCATTAACTCTTTTACCTGGTAAATAAGTATGATAGTAATGTTTAATATAGGCACCTTCATAACCTAGTTTAACATAATCTCTTGCTATATCTTCACAATCTTCAATACTTAAACCTTTTATATTATCCACTAGTTCTAAGTAATTACCTAGAGATAAGGTTTCTAAGCAATCTAATCTATCACAAAATGGGATAGTAGGAGCCATAATAATATCAAATACTTTAAACCTCTCTCTACTATCAAAAGGAGTCTTTAATCCTTTTTCAAAGTTAGTTCTATATGTAGTAAGTTTACCTACCTTAGTTCTATCTCCTAATTTACCTAATGATGTACCAATGTACTCTGCTTCTATCATAAAAGAAGAGGTAGGATTTAAAGTAACTAACTCATTCTCAATTTCAGGTATAGCAAACTCTTTCCCACCCGATGTAAAAAACCTAACTGATTTATTAATTTTATGTATTTGTATATAATGACCATCAAACTTCTTACTGAGGAAATAGTTATTTAATAGTAACTTAGATTTTGATACATCATCTAAATCTTTACCTTTGCATTGCTTTATCATTGTTTGTCCTTTTATTGTTGTTCTAATACTTTTCTTTCAGTTTCTAAATCTCTATTTATAGCAGCTTCATTTGTATATTTATCTGGATATCTAGTTTTTAATTTGTTTATGTTTCTAATTTGTTCAGCCTCTAAAGTAGTACCTAGTACAGCACAAGCAATTGCTTGGTACCATTGCATATCTCCTAGTTCTTCTGCTAAATTAACTTTATCTAACTCTTGATTTAGTAATATAGAATTTACTACAGGTGTTAAGAACTCTTCTGCTTCAGTTAGCATACCTAATCCAGAGTGTAATAATCTAATCTTCTCAACTGATATATTTAACTCTAAAGATAATCTATTAGTATCTAAAGTACTAGATTCTCTTCCATAAAATACATATTTTTTAAGATTATCAATATCTTGGTTAATTACAGCTAATACTAGTTGTAAACCTTCAATTGAGTGTATTACTTTACCTAATCTTTCATTAGCTCCTTCAATACTCTCAGTTCTTATTGCGTCTTGTATATAGTTATTCATATTAATCCCTTACACTTACTAACATTCTTTCTACTTTTTTCTTACTTATTGAAGCACCTCTATAATCGAAATCAGAACAAATCTCTTTAGTATTTTTATACCCAGCCATAACTACTAATTGTTTCTTAGTTTTTCTAAGAAGTCCTTTATAATATTCATTATTTGTCATTATCTCTTCCATTTTATCTACCTTTTCTATAAGTTTTATTTGTTATATATTCTATCTGATATTTACAATCATCTACACCATTATGCTTAGTACCAGTAAATGGAACCTCTCTAGTATCTATACCAAAAATATCTTTAACTGTTCTAACATCTCTATCAGCCCAATAGTTTAAAGGAAATACTTTAGAATGTCTTTTATACATATTTCGTAACATAACATTATCGAATGTACATCCATTACCCCATAAGTTTTGTATTTCATTATCCCTAATAAACTCATTAAATTCCTTAATAACTTCATCAACTGGTTTTCTATACATACCTTTAATATTTACAAAAGCAGCTAAGTCTTGTTGTAACCACCACTCTATAGTATTACCATCTAAATGAGCACCTTTAACTATTTGTTGATGTATATTAACTCCAACATTAAATACATTACCTATTTCTCCTGTTTCAAAATTAAATTGAACAGCTGAAATACTGAGTATTAAACCATTACTATCAGTACTTAGAGTTTCTAAGTCTACCATTAAATCATTCATCATCTTTTTCTACCTCCAGTTGTAAATTAGCTTCACCGAATGGATGAAGAGCTATACCTAGTTCTTTATATACCTTCTTAGCAGTATCTAAAGATGCATAATAATGGTCTTTCTTATATTGAGTTACCATAGATACAGATACTCCCATTATCTTTGATATTTCTTTTGGTGTACAGCCTTCTTTAATCTTACTCTGTACAAAGTCTTGCACCAGCATTTTAATCCTTTCTTATTTAATTTAATTGAAATGAATTATATCATATATAATATTAAAATTTAATTAAATTTAATTTCTTAGAATCAATAATTTATAAATTTTCTCTATTATAAATATATGAATAAATCAATATATTTATAATAGAAAGAATAAAGATAATATGATAGATAAATTATATTCTATCATATTATCAAATGAAATAAGAAGATTATTTTTTAGGTCTTAAAGAGTTCTTAAGTTCACCACGTAATACTTCTTCTCGTTTTATAGAGTCCAAATATACTTTTTCCATATACCCAGTGTTACCTAATTTAATCTCATTCCTACTATAAGTAGCACATTGTATAATATCTGCCAGTGTAACTATAATAGACTCTACTTCTTTATGTTCTATATAGCTAGAAATAAACTCTTGAATAAAACTAGGGAATTTAGACTTTACTATCAGTCTTTCAGCTACTTTAAGAGCCTTAGCTACTGCAGGATAATCTTTCTTAATCTTATGGTTTACATCATCAATATAAGCCTCAGGTAAGTCGTGGCATAATGACATGTGTATTGCCTTATTTAAGTCAAATTCATATTCCTCAAATAACTTATATACTTCTAAGGCTACAAAGAAAGAATGAGCAGCTACTGACTCATTCTTAACTCTTGGTATATTAGAGTATCTAACTATATAATCTAAACTATATAGTTCTTCCATATTTAATTTACTCATAATCTTTTATCTCCTCTGGAAGTACTCCATCTAATAAATAATTCATTAGTTCTTTTAAATCTTTACATATAATACCGCTTTTACCTAACATAAGATTAGGCTTAGTGATTCCTTTTGTGTAATAAACTATTGGTATGTTTTTAGCATATGCATATCCACACTCCCATATAGTTCCCATATCTTTACCAGCTGTTGAGGCTATAACTAGTGAACTACTATTTAAGTGTTTTATATTCTCACTAAATATATCATCCCAATTACACCCATCTTCTCCTAGGTTCATATGCCTAGGCATAAAAGAGGTACTATCCATAAGTTTAACACAATACTCAACATCCTCTAAAGAGTCTATTTGCTCAGGAGTAAACCATCCTCCTGCTACATATACTTTACCCATTTGTTTTCTCTCTTATAGTATTTCTTATATTAGTATATACTTGACTACCTATAAATGACTCTCTAGTCTTACTATATACAAATTCAGTATTGGTTAGGTCTACTTCTTTAGAATCTAAATACTCTTGGTTAATTGTTTTAGGTCTATAAATATTACTAGAATGAGAACCATTTATAGTATTACAATACCATAAATCTACTCCACCTATTTGTATTGTACCTCTAATAAATGGATATACTTCACAAATAGATTCATACATCCTAAGAGCTATAATATTATCTGATTCTGGTTGTATTTGTTCATCTATTCTAGTTTTAATAAACTGTAATATATCTTTAATATTTCCAGACACATAATAGAAACTAGATAAACTTCTAGGTAATATAGTTCTAGCATCTAGTATAGATATTACTCCACTATCTATCATATCAGAATATAAGTTTTTAGCTAACTTAACTATAGTTTCATATCTATCATTGAAACACTCTACTTCTTTTATAGAAGGTTTAACAACACAATCATCATTTCTCATATCCCTATCAGCTGTACATTGAGCACTAAGGCTTAATGTTCTATGTCTAATTAAATGAGTAACATCAATTAGGTCCATTCCACTTATTCTAAATGTTAATCTAATAGTTTCAAAAGCTGTTGGAAGTAAAGTACCTTTAAATAAGTCCAATAGAGCTTTACTTCTTTCTTCATCAGTATAGTCCCCTGGTATATCTTCCCAAGTAGCTAGACAAAATTCTGGTATATATTGTTTTAGTTTATCTGTACTAGGGTAGTCTAATAACTCTACTTTAATATTACTAAGTTGTTCTTTAAACTCAGTAGTAGGTGCCTGATTAGTTTTAAGTAATTTCATTTATTAGCTCCTTTATACTTTATCATAAAATCATTTATATTAGTTAAGTCTTTATACATATCTTCTGTAAGCTTAGCATATCCTTGTATATCGTGCCAAGTATCTATATGGTCTGGTGTTGCACCTAATCTAACTAATTTCATTACTAAGTAATAAATAGGTAAGAACTCTAACTCAGTTGGTTCTCTTCCTGTTTTATCCCTATGTATATCTTTTAGATTCTCTATAATTCCTGCAAATCCCTTAGTACCTACTTCAAACCTACCATAAGTTTGACCTCTTTCTTCTAGTGTATTATCTATATTATTACTCATTATCTTGTCTCCATAATTTTACTTTAATTTGATTGCTTTCATCCATAACTAATTGGTGCATATTAACTAATCTCATATTTTTAATAGCATCAATATCATCTCTACCTTTATTTCTATATTCTTGGGTTACTTTATCCCATAGAATCTTTCTATCAACTATTGAACCTAGCATTTTCTCAGCTGTCTTTTTACCTACACCTTTTAAACCTATTACATTATCTCCTGTATCACCAGTAAGTGTTTGTATATAATGATGTTGTATTGCCTCTTTCTCACTAACATCATAGAACTTCATTTTTATATTAAACTTAGTACTAGAGTAATAATTAAAGTGAGTACCAGGTACTGAATATAATACATCTTTATCTACAGCACACATAATATATTTATCATACCATTGAGTTTTCTTAAACACTACAATATCATCAGCCTCCCACTCTCTCCAAGAGAATGCTTTATCAGGATATCTAATACATAATAACTCTTTTAGTTCACTTAATCCTACTGGAGCCCTAGTACCATTATTTAGTCTATTAGCTTTATATTCAGGGTCTACTAATGTATACCTAAATGATTCTCTACCCTTAGTAAAGTGTAGTTCAAAGTCTTGGCATCCTGTATTATCCATAATAGTTTTAATAGTATCCATAGCATGCTTAAAAGCTTCTTCAATATCTATAGTCCATACTTCTTCAAACTTAACTTCTCCTACTCCAACATCTTCTTCTGACATTCTTTCGTGTACTACACAAGCAGCAAAAGCTATAGTATCAGCATCTATTAGTGCAATCTTATCATTTTTAGGTGGTAATACATCACCTCTTGAGTTTATTTGTATATCTGAAACTTCTTCTTGAGTTCCAAAGTCTAATTCAAATTCTTTAGCCATTTTATATCCTTATTCATCTACCGGCATTGGTATATCCTTAAATTTAAAAAGTTTAGACTTACTAATCTCAGTCCATCCCTTAACCATAGCTTTAGCAAGTCTTGACTGCCATAACTCTTTATCTTCTTTAAGAACTCTCAAGTATATAGCATCGTGAACAACATTAAAGATTAATTTAAGTGCCTCAGGATATTCTTTAATTAAGAAGTGAACTGCCAACTTAGTAGTTTCAGCACCAGAACCTTGAACAGGCCCATTAATACCATCTGTACCTAATTTAGGTTTAACTTTCCTACCTAATGCTGTTTCATAAAAGAAACTAGGTTTACTATAGTTATTCCATACATACTCGTGATATTTCTTAATACCAGGATATTTAGTGAAGTATTTATTTCTTAGTGCTGTAGACTCTTCTAAAGATACTTTAACACCATAACTTACGAATGCATAGTTTTGATAGGTCTTAGCAGACATCCCAAATACATAACCAAAGTTAATTGACTTAGCTAGAGTTCTATCTGTCTTAGTAACAAACTTAGTACCTTTATTAGATGAATCGTGAATAGTATCATAATCACTACCTAATAATCCATCAGGATGAAGCTCTTTACCAGTAGAAGATATGGCCATAGAAGTATGTAAATCTTCTCCCTCTTTTAACTGTCTATACATTTCAGGCTCATTAAATATTGCACAAGCTAGTCTTAATTCTAGTGTAGAATAATCTAAACCTACTACTGTTGTAGTATCTGTATCAGCTTTAAATAAAGGTTGAAATCTTCTAGGTATTTGTTGTGCATTAAATCCATTAGGTATATCTCCACCACTAGAGGTAAATCTTCCAGTAGCTGCACCAGCAACATTAAACTTAGTATACATTTTATCATAATTAATTGATTCTAAATAAGACTTCTCTTTTATAGCTCTTTTAAGTTCTGTCAAGGCTGCTGCTTTACCTGCTAATGGTTTATCTGATAAAGAATAAATTACTAGAGCATCGTGGTCAGATTCTTCAACACCTAAGTATTCTCTAACTTGTTTATAACTATTAGGATTAAATCCTACTGGGAACTCTAATCTTAATCTAGCAATATCTTTTATACATTTCTCTAATAGAATTTCTCTTTTAGGTAAATCTACTAATAGTCCATTTTGTTGATATTGTATAGCATATATTTGAGATAACATATCAACTTTATAAGCTAGATTATTCTCAATAACATCTTGTATCTTAGGGTCTGCCCACATTAAACTAAGTGCATATACATCTGTTGCAGAATATTGTATTTGTGCTTGAGATAAATATGCTCCCTTTTTAAATCCAGCTTTTTGTAATGATTTTTTATCTAAACTTTTATAAAGATGCCCAAACCCTAGTTTATCTACAACTTTATCTAAGTTGAACTCTATAAAGTGGCAATAAGCAGTTTTAATGGCATAAAATAAATCATCTACTTTTGCAGTAATGAAATTTAGGGTACCTAAGTCGTATGATGAATTATACCAAACAGTGTGAAAATCAGATAAGTAAGTTGTAACTTGGTTTAAGATATTATCATAATCTTTTTGAGAGTAACCTAATGGTGCAACATCAAAAATATAAATAGTATCATCGGTAGTAGGTTGGTAGAATTGTATTAATCTAGTACCAACATATAATTGTTCTGTTTCAATATCGCAGAACGTAGGTTCAATAGTAGAGAGTTTTGGTAACTCTTCAATTTTAGTAATTATTTTAACTTTCATTTTATTCCTTGTTTTGTAGGCTATCAACTGCCTTAATATGTTAATAAAAGCACACTAATTAAAGTGTGCCTAATAGTGTGCTTTTACGACTAAGTATAGTTTAGTAATTGGCGATTACTAATTAACTGTTCCTATACTAAATTTGTGGTTTTTCTTCATTAGATAAATCTACATCAGTTTCTAAGTCAATATCTTCAGCACCATCAATACTATCTGCTTGAACAGATGTACCTGTATATTTAACTAGATTACCAGCTAATTGTACAGCGCTTAAATATAAAGAAATCTTATGAGTTCCACCTACATTATTACCAGAAGCTACACCGTGTAAAATACCTTCAGTACCATTACCAATTTTCCAGTCAGCTGAGTGAATTGCTTCAGTACATTTCTTACCTGATGGTTGAAATACGTCTACAATTTTAGCATTACCATCTTGCCATTTTACACCTGTTTTAAATGTAGCAATAACTTGATTAGTTTCAACTTTCTTCTTAGCTCCATACTCATCTAATTCATCAGTTTCCTGCATCACTGGTTTAATACCATTTGATTTATGTGCACCTTTAATTCCATTAGCTTTAGAATATTCTTCCCAAACTTCTTTAATTTGTTGTAGTAGATGTTTATGACCTGCTGAGTCTTTCTCGAAAACTACTGAAGCCATATATTGCATATTCTCTGGTTGTCCTGGCATTGAGCCATTTCTACCTTCTCCAGTAATAGTAACGTACATTAATGTACCTTTTAATGTCTTGATGTCTTTGTTTACGTTTGGCATGTTTTGTCCTTTTAATGCTATGTTGTTGAATCTTAGATTTAAGAAAACCTATGTCGTTGTTTTAATAGAAAATTTTGGTTAAGTATATAAATTACCAAATCCATATACTTAATATAGATATGGGCCGAGTCATATCTATATTAAGTATACAAAAGGTATAAGAAATATCTTATACCTTTTAAATTATGCAATTACTGAATAATCAGGTTCAGTTGGCAGTGCAGCAACTTGCGCTTTACCTTCAGCTGGTGTGATAACTTCATCCATAACATCTTTAGTGATAGCATCTTTAGAAGCTTTAATAGTTTTAAGGAAATCACTTTTGATTTTATATGCAGCTCTTGAATGTCTTGATAAAGTATTACCATCAACATCAACAATTTTTGAATCTTTCTCATTATAGAAATTTTCAACATTTGCAGGTAACCAAGCACCTGAAATAGAACATTTAATTTCTGTAACAGCACCATTTTCATTTGTTTTAGTAATTTCAGATAAATCTAAAACTGTTCCACCTTTTTTAGGAGTTAATAACTCCATAATATCAATAAATAGGTTTTTGCTTTCTGCAACTCCGTGTTTTACCAAAATTTCTTTTGCTAATTCTGCTAATTCTTTTTTACTTGCCATGTTGGCTCCTTTAATTTTTTTGTATTTTAAGTTTAGGTATATAACCTATCTATAAAGAACTTAATTATCTTCATAGATAGATTATATCTTCTAATCTTTGATATATAGAATTATATGATAATATTTCTTAAATATAGATTAATTTAATTGAATTAATCTATATTTTTTATAAATTTCTATAAATTGGTAAAATAAGGTAATTTAGACTAATTATATATGAATACAGTCTTTCTAGCTCTTGATAAAGCCACATACATCAATCTAGCATAAGTACCATAATAGTCATTCATTATAGACTTTTGTATATCTTGTTTCATTATCCATACTCTATCAAACTCACTACCTTGAGCTTTATGTACAGTGGAGGCAAAACTATAATCCATAGTGAAGGCTCTCCCTAATGCATACACCCATTTAAACATAGCTTTATTCTTTACTGCAGCCTCTTTAGCTTTCTTTAGTACTTCATTAGCATTACCAATACCTTTTATAATAGGTATCATAAAGTCTTCAACTATTATAAACTCTATATCTTTATGGTCTATTAATGCTTGTAAAGACATTTCTAAGTATTTACTAGAGATTTGACTATTTTGAAGTTTTAAGTTACCAACTTCATAGGACATTATTAACTCTTCTAATGAAGGACTATAGAATTCGTCTATAACAACAGTACTAGTCATATTTCCTAGTTGTACTTCTTGTCCTATAAAGTCTTTAATACCTAAATGGTTAGCTATTAAAATATTCATATTCCCTACTTCTTTATTAGTATAACAAAGAAGCCTATCTCCCTTCTCAAATTGTTCTATTGAACTATTAGTAAATATAATATTTTCACTAGGTTTTATAGTTAAATCTAGGTTAGTACCCTCTAAGTATCTAACAAACTTAGTGAATGTATTAACTATATCTTTACTCTCAGCTCTATGCTGAGTAGTTAAATTAGTTGTAGTATCCGGGTCTATTTGTATCTGTTTACCTTTAACTGGAAGTAATTGATAAGGGTCTAAAAATACATCTATAACTATATTCTCTGTTTCAAAGTTATGTATATCTTCTATCTTAGCAGTTAGTTCCATAAACATATCCTCGGACATCATACCACCCTCATCAATTATTATATGTGTATATTCTGCTATTGGCTTTTCTAGCTTTATAGTAACATCTATGTGGTTTATATGTTCAGCATTCTCATTTATTCCTGGTATCCAACCTAATATAGAATGTATAGTTTTTATCTCAACTAGTGGATTAGTTAAGTAATCCATAAGACGTTTTATAGACTTATGAGTAGGACATAAAACAATTGATGTTTCTGGGTCTACTTCTTTAAGTCTTTCTAGTAGTCTAGTAGACTTACCAGTACCAGCATAACCGGTAATGTAATTTATATTCATTTAATCTCCTTTATAGTATGTATAAATGGGAATTTACTAGTTACTTTATAATGTAACCTATATATAAGTTGTTTAGTTGCCACTATAGTAACAGCACCAGGCCCTTTACCACCACAATATGGACATACTCCTGAACTATGTAGTCTAGTATAGTCCGATAATATGGTATCACAACAGATACATAATCTTTGTTCTTGCCATTTAGTAGTTCTTATATTCATTTAATCTCCCTTAATTTTATTAATCAATATATGATTATTTATATATTGATTAATAAAATTATATCTATCTAATTAAAGATAGATATAATCAATATATGATGATATATCATATATTTTTAATTGTTTCTTTAAGCTCAACTGAGTCTTTAATTAGTGTAGTAAGATATACTACTTCATCAAATGACTTACTTTCTTCTAATGACACCCTTAGTAGTTTAGTTAGCTTTACTTGATACTTAGTTATAGAATCTACTACATCCTTTATAGCTAATTCTCTGTCAGTTTCACAAGGTTCACTAGAACTATTCTGAGTAGTATCATCAACTGGTAAACACTCACAACTTGTAGGCTCTTCAACTGGTAAACACTCATCACAACTTGTAGGTTCTTCTCCAACTAATAAATTCATATCAGAATCACAAGTTGGGAGTTCTACAGCATCTAATACTAAATTCATATCAGAATCACTAACCTTGTCCTGGTAGTAACCCTCCTTAGTAAATGTATACTCCTCACCATTATATAGCCTTATAGTAATGATTGAGTATATTCTACTTTCATTAATCTCAATTATCCTAAACTCTGTACCATCTCTATTAGTAACTACATCTCCAACTTTTAAATTCATTTCACACTTCCTATAAATAATTGTTTGTCTAATTCTGGTAAAGCTTCAAACATAGCTTTTGCTAATAGTTGAATCTCCCACAACGCTTTCTTATCTGTCCTTAAACTTAAGAAGTTTTGTAAACTTCTAGCATTTATTGTCATAACTAAAGATGTCTTATATGCCTCAGGCATACAGTATTTAGCTTTATCATTAGGAGCACCCTGTCTTACAAGTTCTCCAGTTAGTACATTTTTTAGTCTTTGTAAAGCAAAAAGTGAGCTTATGTCAGTTTCTCTATCTCCTGTAAAGACAATATACTTTTTAGCTCTTACAGAATCAAAGGTACATAAAGAGCCCATAAAATAAGTAAAGTACTCATCTTTTGGTTGTTCCTGACTTAAAAAACTAGGCTCCTGTTTTGACTCTTGTAAAGTATATCTAGTACTTTTAACTGTATAACTAGCTATTCTGTGTCTTGCAACTTCTTGTAGACAGGCTCTACTAATACCATCAATATCAAAGTTATAAACTAAGTGCTCAATAACACTCTCATGTTTAAGTTGATTAGATACATTATCTATTCTACTTAATCTTTTTTCATCTGTTGTATGTGGTGTATTTGAATAACACTTACATATAGCTATATCTGCAACACTCAGTGGTGTGCTACTTAATAATTTAACTTGCATCTTAATCCTCCGATAAAATTTGTTCTGCTTCTTCTCTAGTAGGAGTCTTCTTGTATTCCCACCACTCTGCACCATCATATTCTCCTCTTTCTAACCAAGAAGAATCCTTAAATACTACTATACCAAATAACTCTTGTCTTCCATACCCATTTCCATATCTAGTAGCTAACCTATCTAATTTAGATATGTCATTAACTTCTATACTATTTAGTTTAATAGCTAAGTAGTCTATGTCATCTAATGTTTTATTAATCTTGGTTAAAACTATTAATAATTCTTCTTCTGCAAGTATATATCCCATATTAGTTTGCCTTCCAATCACTTAAATCTGGCTTAGAGTCCTCAAACTCCTTAAGAGCTATAGTGACAGCTCCACCTTGTGCTCTATACTCTTCATTTAAAGTATTTATAGCTTTCTGTCTAACCTCTACTGGAGCATCAGAAGTCTGATAGCTCTGTAGTTTATCTAAGTATTCCTTATGTGTCATATTACTTATCCTTTAATCTTTCATAAGCTTCATCACTATCATCTAGTGACTCAAATTTATCTACACAAAACTCATCGAAATCCATCGGAGTTTTGTGTGATTCCTCACAATCTAATACATAATCATTATGCTCATTAACTAAGTGATTATAGTTAATATTTATGAACGCATTTAATGTTATCATTAGTTTACCTTTACTTTATTAAGTGTTTTATAGCATCATAAAATGATTTTTCAGTCATTCTTGTTTCTCCTGTGTTCTATGTATCCATATACAAATACTCCTATAAAGAATATTAGCTCAACTGCAACTTCATAATCCATTCTGGAACCTCTCTTTTTGTATATTTTAGTAAGTCTTTCTTATAGGTAGCATAATATGCTCTATAAGGTCCGACAGCATCTTCTTCTGTACTAATAAGTTCTTCAGGAATAGCCTGTGCGAATGGTTGCAAGTCTATATCTGGTAACATATTAATTATCTTTTTGTGGTCTAAGTTCTTAAATACTACATATGATTTATGTTCATCAGTAGTAGTTAAGCTATCGTAATCTTCAATACTACAGTTATGGTTAAACCTATATTTCCATTCTTCATGTAACTCTTCAATTAGTTCACATAACCACATATAATTATGTTTACTCTTTCTTACCCATAATGAGCAAGGATGATTAGCGTGTGTAGTTTTATATGGTGTATCTAATCCATATAAGTTATGTGTTGTACATATCATCTGTACTGACTCTAGTATCATCTTTACTACGTGTTTGTCACAATGGTATTGTGCACAAGTCTTAGGGTTATAATCCAAAACAAATATATTCATAATAGTTCCTTTAAGTTTTTATAAATCTTTCTGATTTATTTCTTATAGAATTATATGATAATATTTCTTAAAATTTAATTAAATTAAAAAAGAATTATAAGATTTTTAAAATCTTATAATTCCACGTCCTCTATGGAGTCATCAAGTGCCTGTTTAGCATCAAAGGGTATAAATCTTGAAGTAAACCCAATGTATCCATATTTACTAATGGCACCAGAGTCTGACCTATGAGTTGATGACTTCTTAAGGTGTGTTAATAACTTCTTAATCTGTGGTGCATCTAGTGACTCACTCTCCATAGCCAAGTCATATAAACTAGTGATGTTCATATGTGAAGTTGCAGGAGTATTATAGAGTAAACATCTACCATCAGCCTGATTTATCTTAGCATCGAAGAGTTTTATAATGTTTGCGTTAGATACAAAGAACTCTTCCTGTAATACATTAACAAACTTATCTATGTTAGCCTCTTCTGCAGCCTCAACTAATAGGTGTAGAGGGTCCATCGTCTGCCTCATAAACTCATAGTAGTCCTCATCTTTTTGTGAGTCATTACTATTATATTCCCTTGGGTCTATCTCTTCAACTTGTGTAGCTAAGTAATGTGCAAAGTGTGGTAACTCTTCCTTCATTAGTGAAAACATCAAGGAGTCATTATTATCTGAAACTTTAGCCATCTTATTAGGACACTTAATAAATACGAACCTTCTATCGTTCTTAGGCAAGTCAGTAATTACTTTAACATTTATATTAGTATTTAATATAGGTGTTATGAAGTGCCTTAAGTTATCCTTACCTGAAACGTCTTTACCTTTATACGTAATACTAGCTGTGGGTGCACCTGTTAATTTCTTTAGTTCTGCAACTATTAGTGCAGCCTCTCTCTTTGAAAAACCCTCTCCTGCTTCATCTAAGTGTGCATAGTCTGTTGATGCCTTCCAAGCATTGAAGTTGTTCTGTAACTTATCTAAGTCAATATCCTGTATTCTCTCTAAGCCTGCAAAATATTTAAGGAGCATCGAAACAAATACACCCTTACCAGCCCCACCAACTCCTGCAAATACTAAGTATATAGGAGAGTACTCATAAGTTAGATGCTTATTCTTTATAAACTTTAACAACCAGTTTAATCTGTTCTTATTTGGTATTAAGTTGTTTAAGAATTTCATAATATTCTCTGGATATTTAGGGTTCGATACTAATATTGGGTCCCTAAGAATCATTGTTCCCATAGATGGTACGAAAGTATTAAAACAAGGCCTATAAGGTGCTTTGGACTCTATCAAATAACTGTTCTTAGTAGGGTCATTTATTATCTCAATATCTATCGCCTTTGCTATCATATCATTAACTGATATTTGACTCTTCTTTTTTGATATAAAAGAGTTCTTAGCATTCGATGTTGTTGAGTGAATATTAATATCTTTAGTAGTCCTATTAAATTCTAAGAATTTTGAGGAACTACTATCAAAGAAATACTCAACAGCACTAAGGAATTTATCCTTAACTATCAAACCTTTTTTGGCCCAGTCTTGGTCATACACCCAAGCCTTATTACCATCTATTGTTGCCTTAGTTATCTGGTAATCACAATCGTTCTCAATCCTACTTGGTGGCATTGGACTATCCCACTGATTATTAACATAGTGCATAACACTCTTAAATACTAGCTCATTTATAGATGGGTCAAGTGCCAACCTAGTTCTTATGGCTTGTAAATACTCTGTACCTTCTCCATCTGGTATATCATTTGGGTGCAGATAATTAGGTTTAAACTTCTTAGGAGTTAATAACTTAAATATATCTATATTATAAGGGTCGTTTGGTTGTACCTTCTCTAGCATATAACCTAGAGTAGACTCCTCATTAATGTTGAAGGCCTTAGGTGTATCATATATGATGTTTGAGTTCTGATATTTAAGTACTATGTTCTCAACATACAACTGCATAGCTATAGGCATATAAGAGAGTCCTTCGATACTAGATAGTGGCTCAGTTAATAGCGTCTTAGTTTTATTAGCTTTTGTAGCCAGATAAATTAGTGTATTACCAATCTGTAAGTCTAATATCCCTTTAACCTTCTTTGATGTTTTAAACATGCTATTAGTTGCCTCTAGTTCTGGTGACCATCTGTATAACATATGTCCTCCCTTCGAGTCTGATTTAGCAACATAAGTACATTCTGGGTCTATCATCAGAGCAGTATTAAAAGACTCATCAGTATCAAAGTCAAGTCCTATAAAGTCCTTAAGTGCTATCGCAGCTAGCAGTGGACTATTCTCAGTATTACGATTACTAATAAATTCCATCCAACCGTTCTTAGGAAATATCTGCCCATACTTTTTACCATCAGTGCCTCTATACATCTCAGTACCACCTAATGGTACAGTGTGGAATATCTTAGTATAGTCTACATTATGTGGCATCTATTCACTCCTAACTAATGTATATGTAGTGTTATCATACATTACTATGAATTCTTTTAAGTCACATTTATACTTAAGATTATCCAGTGATTTAAAGAACTTTATCATTAGTGATGTAGATGGTTCATTCATACCTAATAATACAGCCAATTTCTTTTGAGTTGTTGACTCTAGTTCCCTTAGTATATCATCCTTTAAGAATAATAAAACATCATTATAGTTGTGTATTAACACACCCATCTCTCGTAGTTTTATAAACTCTTTCAGTACACTCATTATTTACTCCTTGTTTTGATTTATCTATCATTTTATTAAAGATGATATTATAATATTATAATTATTAATTATAGATTAAATTTAAGATTATTTTATTGATATTATATAGATATAAAATCATTCTATTATAAGAGATAGAATAATTAATCAATAGATATATAATGATATAATGAAATGATTATTAAGATATAAGAAGATATTATTTAAGGTTTAATAGATTTATAATAAGTACTAAGGCTTTATATGTAGATAGATAAAGTCCTAAGAATTATATTAAGTCCTTAGGATGTAGATATATGTAGATTATATAAGATATTAATACTAATAATAAAAGCTTAAATTCCATCAGGTGCCTTAGGAACTTTATAGATTTTAATTAAAGTATTATTCTTTAGTGAAGTTTTGATATACTCCTCTATATTTGTAATTGGTTCTAGTATATGAGTCATATATACATTATATTGTTCATTATAATAGATTATATCTTCTTGTAATTTAGCCATTTGTTATCTCCTTTAAAGATTGTACATAATTTATAGCTGCAATATACTCCTTTTGTTGCAGTGTATTACCTTTATCCTTTAAATGTACTGATAGTTCTTTTGTAGTTCCTACAAAACACCCAATTACCCATATATCTTCTATAAATATATAAGTATAATATCTATTACTAGTATGTACATTTTTAAGTACTATATAGTCACTAGATTTTTGTATACTTCCTTTAGGAACCCTAGCATTATAGGAAACCCGAGCATTACCAGAAACCTCAGCATCACCAGAAACCTCAGCATCACCAGAAACCTCAGCATTACCATAAACCTTAGCATTATCGGAAACCCGAGCATTACCATAAACCTTAGCATTACCGGAAACCCAAGCATCACCAGAAACCTCAGCATTACCATAAACCTTAGCATTACCATAAACCTTAGCATTACCATAAACCTTAGCATTACCGGAAACCCAAGCATCACCAGAAACCTCAGCATTACCATAAACCCAAGCATTACCATACTGTGACAGGTTATCCTCTTTCTCTATATACCCACCTAATTCTCCTTTACTAATATTACCAAAAGATTTTAGTGCTCTTATTTGGTATAGATTAGTATCCTTATTATAATTAAGTAATTCATATTTCATTTGTAGTATCCTCCGAGTCTTGAATAGATAAGTTATTAGAATCCATCGAGTTATTAGACTCCATAGAATCCTTCGGACTATCTGCAAATAATATAAAGTCATCATCATTAAAACAAGTTATTAGATTTATCTTATTATATAGTGCTATAATATCCTTTATCTCTAGTGATATGTTATATCTCTTTCTGTTGATTACTCTATACGAAACTAAATAATTACTATCTTGTGAATATAGTGGACTAATACTAAATATAGTATTTTGAGTGAATCCGTTAGTTTCTATGTTAAATTGTTCATAGTCCTTAGGGTTAGAAGTTAGTGTTATTATCATTTTATTATCCTTAGAGTTATTTAGAGTCCTTAGTTATTTTAAGGACTCCGTTGAGATTATTTAGACTTTTTATCTTTCTTAGTATCTTTAGTTTCTACTGATTCTTTAGTTTCAATAACTTCCACAGTATCTTTAGTACTAAATATAGAGTCGAATATCTCTAGTGAATATGGTGAGCTTCTAAGTTCTTTAAGTGATGTTATCTCAAGGTTTATAGCTTCTATCGCTTCTTTCGCCTCTTCCACTGTTTTCACTCCATCCATCACCGCATTTTTCTCCAATAATACATCAGACTCTAAGTCCTTAATTTTTTTATCATAGTGAAGCCATAATTTAATACCTTTTTTAGACTCTTTCGAATATCCATAAGTAGTCTTAGTAGATTTACTAAACTCAGTCACTGGGAAATATGTGTCGAATCTTATACAATATACTGATGTTATATCATCAATAGAGTGTACACTAGAATCATATGCTACAGTCCCAACTAATGGTAAGTTAGCCGATACTCTTTGAGGAGTTTTAGGAGCTGATAATCCCAATAATTCCATTGCTAGTGTTGAAGATAGCTCAATTCCATTTTTAGTAAGAATTGAAGTGATTTGTGATGTTAATGCTGTTTTTGTCATTGTTTTGCCTTTAATTAATTGGTATGTTAAATAAAACTTCTAAAGAGTTTTAAAATCTATCTTTTGTCTTTCTAATGAATTATACAACTAGTTTTCTTAAAATTTAATTAAATTTTAGAAGTTATAAGATTTATTAGAATTTAAAAGAACTTTATCGAACTAATTCGATATATGAGGAAATTATACCATACTAATTCTTAAAATTTAATTAAATTAAAATTATTATGAATTAAATTAAATTTCTATAATTTTCTTACTAATTAAGATGATTTTAAGAATTTTTATGATATACGCGTGCGCGCGTGTATATTAATGATAAATCTTTAAGAAATTTTTAAGAATGGAGTTTTGGGATTATTTGTAAGAATTTATAGATTCTGTTAGAATTTATGTGGAATTTTTCGGACTTGTGTATTTATAAGAAGGTTTTAAGAAATATTGGGATATGTGTAAGATTCTTTCAGACTTTATTAAATTCTTTCGGACTTTTAAAGAACAATTTAGATAATTATAATTATTCTAAATATTCAAGATATTCTAAATATTCTATATATTCTAAATATTCTTGATTCTACAAATTTTCATTCCTAGAATATATATGATATATTTTTTTTTATTGGAGAATATAGAATAATTAGAATATATAGAATATATAGAATATATAGAATATATAGAATAATTATAATTATCTTATTTAGTTCGAAAAATTCCACATAAATATCATAAATACTTTAAAGTCTTCTTAATTAGTGAAGAGCCCAAAGAACTACCACAAAATACTTTAAAGTCTTCTTAATTAGTGAATTTCAACATAATTAGTGAAGAGCCCAAAGAACTACCACAAAATACTTTAAAGTCTTCTTAATTAGTGTGGCCTATTGGAATTTTATAGTAGTTCTTCGGACTACTATAAAGTTTCTTAAAGTCTTCTTAGGTTACTTGGGTATATTAGTTATCCTTTAGTGTTTAGTAAATTCCTATTAGTTCCTATTAGTTCTAGGGACCCTCCTAGTGTCAATGTTGCTTTCACCCTTCAACTCTGAATGGCTCCTCGGAATACCTGGAATTTTAAGTATACCTTTTAATTTAATTAAATTATAAAGTACCAAAGAACTTTATAGAAATACTCGGAATACCTGGAATTTTAAGTATACCTTTTAATTTAATTAAATTATAAAGTACCAAAGAACTTTATAGAAATCCCAGTAACCTATACGGAATTTTAAATATACCTTTGAATTTAATCACATTCTAAAGTACACCACCTCAACAATCTAACAAACTACACTAATTACTCACTATGGACTGAAATTATAAATATTCCCATTATTCTTAATATTCCCATTATTCTAAATATTCCCATTATTCTAAATATTCCCATTATTCTAAATATTCCCATTATTCTTAAAATTACTACTTTCAACTTAGTTTAAGAAATCTTTAGATAATATATCAAATATTATAACAAAGGATATCGGATGTCTAAAGAACTTCCAAAAATATTACTTCAATCTTTAAAGATGGAATATGAGCAAACTCCCATATCTATGGAGGACTTATGCTCTAAACACAAACTTAGTATGAGCCAACTCCCTAGTGACTGGACGAAGGAGTACGAAGCCACTCCCAACATATCTATAGTACTTCCAAGCGACTCTAAAGGTCAACTTCCCATTAGTCAGGAGGATGAGGAGCCTGATGAGTCCGAAGAAATTAAGAGCTCACTTAATAAAACTGCTAAGGCACTAATTAAAGAGGTACAGAGCATGATAAGTACTAACCCGGACTTAACACCCCGTGACTTAAAAGATATAGCAACAACACTGATAGCCATAAAGGACTCAGTACTTGGAAAGGACCCAACAGTTAAAATAGACGTGACTAACAACACTCAGGTTAATTTACTTACTAATATAGTTAGTCAGATAAAAGGGGCTACTCGTGACTGTTAATCCTAGTAAAGCACTTAAGGAGATGTCGGAGTCTGATATAGCAGAACTAGTTAGTAACTTGTCCTCTAAACTCTGGCGCCTAAATAACCTGTATTATATAAAAGATAAGAACTCAAACATCGGACCGATGCGTCTTAACGCCTCTCAGGAGAAAGTATTAGTTAAGTATAAACACAAACGTAAAATAATACTTAAGTCTAGGCAGCAGGGTATATCGACTCTATATCTAGCATATAACCTAGATAGTTGTATATTCGAGGATGGTACTGAGGCTGGTATTCAGTCGTACGGGCAGAACGAGGCTGAGAAACTGAGTATGAGGGCTGAGCTGATGTGGGATATGTTTCCACAGAGTATCAAGGAGCTACTAGGTATCTCAGTAGATAGTAATAATAAGTCTGGTATGTATTTTAGTAATAAGTCGATACTTAAAATAGGTAACTTCAGAGGGGATACACTCCAGTCACTACACGTATCTGAACTAGGTAAAATAGCTAAGAAGTATCCAGAGAAGGCCAAGGAGCTTAAAACTGGAGCATTCCAGGCTGTATCAGTGAACAACAGGATAACGATAGAGTCAACAGCTGAGGGAAAATCTGGGTTGTTCTACGACATGTGGGTAAAAGCTGAGCGTAAACAGATGCTTAATATGGAGCTAACGGACTTGGACTTCCAAGCCATATTCTTACCTTGGTATGATGACCCAGACTGTCAACTGTTTCAGAAGGTGGATATAACTAACAAAGTTATGGACTACTTAGAGAAACTACAGGAAAAATTAGGTATTAAATTAACTGACTATCAGCTATGGTGGTATCAAGCCAAGTATGAGGAACTAGGTGATGATATAACTCAGGAGTACCCATCAACTTCAACAGAAGCGTTTAATCAGTCTGTGGAGGGAATGTACTACAAAGAGGAGTATAAAACACTAAGAATTAGGAAGGATTTATATGACCCTAACTTATTAGTTCATATGGCTATGGACTTAGGTATGTCAGATGACTTTATTATAGGGTTTTTCCAAGTTTATGAAGTAGAAATAAATGGTAAGACTTACAAAAAACCACGTATTATAGGAGAGTATAGAAACTCTGGGTATGGACTGGAGCATTATAGGCAGGTTGTTGCTAAATTAGGTTCTATAATGGGCTATAAATATGGTATTACATATGTACCTCATGATATTAAGCAACGAGAGCTTATAGCTGGTAAAACTCGATGGGATGCACTCTCTAGTATGGGGTTCAGTCCTAGACTAGTTAAAAAACATGCAGTAGCAGATGGAATAGAGTGTGTTAGGGAGTTCCTTAAAGAGGTAGAGGTTGAGGAAGACTGTGAGATAATACTAAATTCAGTACAAAATTACCGTAAAAAGCGAGATGATAAATTAGGTGTGTTCTTAGACTCCCCTGTACACGATGAATTCTCTCACCCAGCTGATATGGTACGATATATGGCGATGGGTCTTAAGTATTGTCCTCCTACTGAGCTGTATGTACTAAGAAAAAGAAAAATGAATTATAATATTTCAGGTTATGATATTTAAGATAGTTTTAAGAATTAAAATGATAAGATTTTGATGTTTTAAAAATTAAATAAAAGGAAAGATATGAGTACTCCAGTTAACTCAAATACTGACACTCAAAACCCTAACGGTTCTGAGCAACAACAAACAGTTGATTATGAAAAAAGGTTTAAAGATACGCAAGCAGCGTATACTAAAACTCAACAAATGTTACATGCAGCAAAAGCAAAAATAGAGGTGTTGGAATCTCTAGCAAAACCAGTTATACAACTGGATGAGGTTGCTCAAAAAGAACTAGATGACCTTAAATTTTCTAACCCGGACGCTTGGAGAGTTAAAATGAATTCGTTAGAGGCTGAGGCTACTAACAAACATAGAACTAAACTAGATGAAGTAGAGACTGCTGCATCTATCCAAGCTGAATTAGGTAGAAGAGCTCAGTTACTTGAAGAATTCAATAGGAGCCATCCAAGTATTCAGCTTACTGATGACGTCATCAACTATGATGTTCCTCCTAGGATTACTAAGAAACTAGAGAAAGGAGAAATAACTTTCGAAGACTTCCTAACAGAAGTACAAGATTTTTTAACTTCTCCTAAAAAAGTTGGTTCTGCTAATACAGCATTAGGACAACCTAACTTAGGTAAAATAGGTGGAGGAGAAACTCCTTCAGATGGTGCTGTAGTTAAAGATATTGCAGCTAATTATAAAAATATTGTATTTTAATAAAGGATAAACATGCCACAAGGTACTGGTAAAGTTGCTTATGGTTCGGAATTAAAAAGAAAAGCTTGGATGTCTGAAGGACTGATTCAAAAATCAGCAACTTCTTTCTGGGCACCTTATAAAGGTAATTCTTTTGACTCTATAATCATGGTTGCAAATGATATTTCAAAGAGTAAAGGTCACAACGTTGTTTTTGACTTCGATGGAAATTTAAGTGGTAAGCCTGTAAAAGGTAATAAAACTGCTAAAGGTACTGGGGAACAAAAGAAAAAATTCTCTGATACATTAACTGTTGCTGACTATAGATATGTAGTTGATAATGGTACAAAATTTGATGGTGTAGAGATTGGTGACTTATCTATTAATGAGCACTCTGACTCTAGAACAAAATTATCTGATTTATGGGTAAGAAGTGAAGACCAAGCGTATTTCGACTTAGCTCAACAATCATCAGAATTTGGTGTTGATTTAGGTTCTACATTTACACTAGATAAAGTTTTAGATATGGAAACAGTTGTTAAAACTGGTACTGGATTTGATACTTCACCAGTTGGTATTTCTAAAAGATTACCACTAAAACCATTTACATTAGCAAATGGAAAACCTGTTTGGTTATTCTTATGCGACACGTATATGAAAAACAAACTTTTAAAATCTTCTGGAGCACAAACTTTATTGTCTCAAATGGATTTAAGAGGAAATGAAAACAGATTAATTAAATCTCAAATTGGTACAATTGGAAACTTCTTATTTCTTGATGCTGGTTCTTTCTTTGGTTATACTGAAGGAAATATCCTAGTTAATGGATACTATGAGTATGAAAATACTGGAGTAGAAATTGCTGGTATGAGACAATATGACACTGTTAATCAAGTATGGACTGGTCAAGAAGGTTTTGATATTGCTTCTACATTAAAATCAAGAGGTGTTATCTTAGGTGCTGGAGCATTCCAAAAAGCTAATGGTATGATGCCAGATTACAAATATGAAGAAACTGACTTTGGTAAATTCTCAGAATCTTGTTTAGAAACTTGGTGTGCTGCTAAAGCAACTAAATTACTTGCAGAGAATGAAGATTACAGGGATGGTAAAGTTGCTGGTTATAACTACGGCTCTATCTTCGTTGATATTGCTATATAAGGAGATTTAGATGGCAGATTTAAGATTTGAAAGTAAAAACAACCAAAAGAAAGAAGGATCATTCTTCGCTTCTGGTATAATTTCTAAAGAGTCTGGAGTTACTGTAAATGATACACTATTTACTTTACCTAGAGCATCTTTAGTTAGAAATGCATATGTTATTGTTACTGATGCTGCAGGAGCTGGGGATACATTAGATATTAAAGTTGGTTCTACTGTTATTGCAAATGAAGTAGCTATTTCAGCTTTAGGTACAATTGTAGGTTCTGTAACTCCTGCTTACTTTGCTACTGGTGGAGCTGTTTCAGTTGTGTCAGGAGCTGGTGGAGCATTAGATGCTGCTTGCGCTTACAAAATTGTTGTTGAGTATATTGAAACTGAATTATCAGAAGGTTCTTATACTGACTAAATAATTAAATAGACTCTCTCTTGAGGGAGGGAGGACTATTTTATAGAGTTCTCCTAATCTTAGAGGTTTCTATTAAATAGTTAAAGGAAATAAAATGGGTAGAATTACTAACATTATAAATAATGTTAGAATAGATTTAGGTGATACAAATGAGTCTAGGTATTCTACTGATATCCTTATTAGGCATTTAAATAGTGGAATTAATGACTTTGTTATGGCTACTAAATGTTTAAAAGAAAGGATTTATGTAGGATTAAATTACTCTTCTTCTATATATGATTTAAGACCTTATGCTTTAGACTTTATAAGAGCAGAGTATATGGGAAGAAATATAGAGGCAAAAAGTTTTGTTGAATTAGATAAAATTAATCCAGATTGGCAAAGTGAGATTGGTACTACTGTAAAGTATGTAACTTTTGATAATCTTAGTAAAGGTATGTTTAGAGTATATCCTAAAGTAGAAGGTTCTTTGGATATTATACAACAAAATAGCTTATATGGTGGATTAATAGATATTACTATAGGTGATGATGATTACCAAATACCTTCAATAGAAGATGTAGAAAGTAACATGGATAAATATATAGTTTTATATGTTATTAAACATCCTAAAGTAGTTACTATAAGTACTTCTGACTCTGATTTAGAAATACATAAAGTATATGATACTGCTATGGAAAAATACATTACTTCTATGTGTTTAAGAAGTGATACAGATGCACTGAATAGACAGTATGGTAATGAACAACTTCAACTATATTCTAATTATGTTACATCTGCAAAGAACTCTGTTTCTAATGCATCTAATAGAGTAGAGGATAGAATTATATCTTATAGGGGAGGTTTTCAGTGAGAAGTATAAATATAAATAGACAAAAATTAGGTTTAGAAGACTTAACTTTTGGCGTTGGTACTGAAACTCAGACAAGAGCAGGACAATCAGTAGTAGTTACAAAGATTAATGCAGGTAATTTACCTTTTGATGAGACTAGGAGTTTACTGGAATGGGCTCAATCACTTAATCTAGAAGAATTAGGGAATATGTCTGCAGAATTACAAGCTTTATATAATAACTTAACTATGTTAGGCAATGTAGAAGACAATTTAGTTATGCTAAATTCAGTAGAAGACAACTTAACTGAGTTACTACAAGTTAATGAAAATGCAGCACAAGTAGCAGCAGATAAAATAATAGTAAATGCAGATAAGTTAATTGTATCTCAGGATAAAATTGATATTACAACTATGAAGTCTGCAGTAGAATCTATGTATGATAGTTTTGATGATAGATTCTTAGGAGCTAAGTTAAATGACCCAACTGTTGATAATGATGGTAACCCATTAGTAGATGGAGCCTTATATTTTAATTCATCTTCACATGCTTTGAAAGTATATAGTTTAACTGATACTACTTGGTATATAATACCTCAAATATATCTATCAGGTTTATTAGATGTTCAATTAACTTCTATTACTACTGGAGATATATTAAACTGGAATGGATCTAAATGGGTTAATACAAGAACACCTAAGTTTAGTACTATGCAACTATCTGGAGGTAATAGTACAGCCGGTACTATCAGCTGGAATAATGATGAATTAACATTAGATATTATTTTAAATTCTAATGTTACACTTCAAGCTGGTCAAGAACTCACATTACCTTGTAAAAATAATTCTGGCTCTACTATACTAAATGGTAAAGTAGTTATGGCAGTTGGTACTACTGGTAATAGTGGGCAGGTTTTAATTGGTTTACATGATGGTACAAAAGCTAGTGCAAGAAGAGTAGTTGGTATAGCTACTGAAGATATAATAAACAATAATGTAGGCTTTGTTACTATTACTGGTAAAGTTAGGGGTTTAAATACAACTGGTTCTATTTATGGTGAAACTTGGTTAGATAATGATGTATTATATGTTAAAGCAAATGGAGCATTAACAAAAGTAGAACCATTGGATGAAGACTTAAAGATGCCAATAGCATTTGTCCTACATTCACATTCTAATGGAACATTATTAGTTAGAACAACTGGTATAGATGAAAATCATGATAAGGACTATATAGAAAGTATATATGCTAGGAAAACAGTACTTGGTGGTGGAAGAAACTACTTAATAAATGGTAACTTTGATAAATGGGATTATGCATCTAGTCAAACAGCTAGTGGATATGGAAGTGATAACAGATGGGATAATGCTAATTTTGGTTCAACAAAAGTACATAGTTCAGTAGCTTGTACAGATACAGAACGAGCTTTATTTAATGCAAATTATTTTAGTAGAACAGTTGTTTCAAGTGTTGCTGGAACAAATAATTCAGTAACAAAATATCAATTTATAGAAGATGTAACAAAATTAGCTGGTAAAACTGTGACATTAAGCTTCTGGGCTAAAGCTGATAGTAATAAAAATATTGCTATTGATTTTGGTCAATTATTTGGAAGTGGTGGGTCTCCATCAGCAGCAGTAGTTGGTATTAGTGCTCAAAAAGTTGCATTAACTACAACTTGGCAAAAGAAATCTATAACAGTTACATTACCAAATATTGTAGGTAAAACACTAGGAACTGATGGGGTTTCATCAAGTTCAACATATATAATTTTTTGGTTTGATGCTGGTTCTGCTTACAATTCAAGAACAGATTCGCTAGGTCAGCAAAGCGGAACTTTCGATATTACTCAAGTTAAGATTGAAGATGGAAGTGTACCTACTGATGGATGGCATCCGTATGATGGAGAATTCGGAGGTGAGATTCAAGCTTGTGAAAGATATTATAGACAATTTATATATATTGGTGGTTCCCAATCGTTTGCTAACTCACATGTATTTACTGTCCCTGAGTTATTAAATATGAGAGTTACACCCACTCTTACAAATGCTGCAAGTGGCGCTGGATCAGGAGCTTTTGTTTCAACCTTAGGTTCTGCAACAGCGATAACCTATATATCAGCAAATTCTTGTACTGCTAGTGGGAACATAATTACTGCAAATGTATTAGGTAATATTGATAATGGAGTTGGTGCAGTATCTATTACAGGAACTGCTTCAGCAGAATATAAGGAAGAAATATATGGATTATAGTTTATTAGCAACACTAGCAGGATATGCTATGGTTGGAGCAGCTGCATTTTTTCATACTAAGTATCAATCAGAAGCAAATAAAGTTAGTAGTGAAGAAACTAAGAAAGAACTAAATAAAGACTTGGATATGTTATCTAATAGACTAAATGTATTCTTTAAGAAGTTAGATGCTCATGGAGAGGATATTAGAGGTCTTCAAACAGAGAAGGAACAGTTTCTTACTTCTAAGGATGCAGATGATTTATATCTAAGGATAAAGGAGTTTGATAGGTTTGAAAAGCATATTGATAAGAGGTTTGATTCAATGGAGTCTTCAATGGGAAAGATATTAACTAAACTAGATTCTTTAAAGGAGAAATAATGGTTACAATTTTATTAAAATTATTGCTTAAGCTTTTAACAAGTGAAGCAACAAAAACAGTAATTGCAGTTGGAGTAAACAAGTTACTTGAAGCAAAAGGTGATGGTATTACTAAGGAAGTAGCAAAAGTTATGATTGATGGAATTGCCCAGTCTAAACATAACCCTACAACAGAAGATGTATTTAGCGATGCATTAAATTTATTAAAAGGAGACTTATAATGTATTTAAGTAGTGACGGACATGGGTATAGAATTCAAAGCTTTGCACCTAATACTAGTAAGTCTTTTACTAGTGGGGTATATACACCAGAAGAAACAATAGCTTGCACTTTTGATAATACAGTTGCTATAACATTAGATGGAGTAACTATTGAATATGATAATTTTATATTTATTAAGGGACTTACATATACATTAGGTAGCAATGTAAATGCTCATGTAATGAGTTAAGCTATGATTGAAAAATTAAATAAACAAGGAGAAAAATAAAATGTTTAATATATTTGGTGGAAGTAGAGGAAAAAGTAAAAAGGTAGACGAAATCACTCTAACTTTAACCGATACAAAAAAATATTTAATAACAGATACAAAAAAATTAATTGTAGTAAAAGGAGCATAAAATGGCAGTAGAAACAAAAGAAATAAAAGAGAGTGATTTAGATAAGTTAGCAGCTATAACAGTAGAAGCTACAGAAATTAATGATGTTGTAGATAATTTAAAAGATTTAACAAGTAGTGCTAGTCAGATTGATGGTTCAACAATATGGGTAAATTCTGCTACTGCTTTTGGTGTAGTTGCGGATGGAGTAACGAATGACACTATAGCATTGCAAAGTGCAATTGATTATGCTTTTGATAATAAAATAGGTACAGTAAGACTGCCATCTGGTAAAATGTTAATATCTGAAATAATATTAAGGAGTGGAGTAAGTTTAATTGGAGTTAGACCAAAATTAACTTTTATACAAAACTGCCCTGATTTAGGATTCACAATGGATAGTGGTTCTGTTTTTGTACCAATTGATGCAAATTCTAAGGGGATAGTCGGGAATAATATAGACAGCATAGGTGTTGATAGCGGAATCAAGGCACTGTCTAATATTGTTCTAAAAGATTTCGGATTAAAAGGGTTTAAATATCCAATTAAAATAGGTGCTAAAAACCAACTGGGTATGGGTATGGGAGGATTTGATGGTATTATTATAGATGGCACAAATGAAAATAATGTTCAGGTAACAGAAATAGGTATGACTTTATATAATATACAGCAGACAGTAAACGCAGGTATTTATATGTTTAATGTAAGAAATGGTGTAAAAATATATAATGATAAAGACCTACCCGTTTGTTCAAGTGGGAATAGCATATTTTCGAAAACTTATATATTTCTTGATTCAAATACACGAAGTGAGTACACATCATCTATATCTTCAATAAGTTTAGGTACAACAACGTCTATCACACTAAGTACAGCACATAATTTAGAAACAGGAGATATTATTCAAATAAATAATGCTACATCCACAGATGCAAGTATAATTAATAATATTTTTTCTGTCTACTCAGTAGTAGATGCTAATACAATAATACTAAATATAAATACGACAGGGAAAAGTATAAATATATCAACTGCAATTTTGGAAAAAGGACGGGCAGGGATTCATCTTATATCTAGAGGAACACAAGATTTAAACCATATCACTTTCTACTCGCCTCAGGTAAACTGTTTTACCTCAACAAGTCCAAATAAAGGTATATGTAATTTTGCTGCTTGTGGTACATCTAGTGTAATAACGGGGACTACTTTCAATGAGATGGATATAGAAGGGGCTACGGATTCACATCTATTTATTGAAAGAGCATCTTCTTGTACTTTTAATATAGCAATAGATTCCATCACACCACCTTTGGGGACAATAAATATAAAACAATCAACAAATTTGTCTATTATATCGAACGACCAAGATATCACATTAAATATAGCACATAAATCTGCACAAGGAGGTATAGGAGCAATTAATGTACTTGGTAGAATTGCAGGGTACACCACTAATTCAATTAAAGCTAAATATGGACACTATGTAGATGTAAATAATGCAAAAACTTATTTCGGAGGAACTAATAATTTACAAAGCTTAGTAATAGACCATTCTACACCCTCAATCGGTGTTGACAATGTTACTGGTACTTGGTTTGCATTAAGATTATTTTCTAAAAATCCTGCGTCAAAAATAAGCGGTAGTTTTACAATTGGTATAGATAGAGTCGGGTTGCATGAGTGTATAAATTCAAGTAACATAACGATTACGTTACCCTTTAGTGGTGCAGATTATGGACAAGCTAAAGTAGGGAGTCCTGTGTTAATAAGTAAACTATCAGGTATTGGAAACATTACGATAACAGCAGCCAGCGGACAGACATTAGGCGGTTCTAGTAGTTCTATCATATTACCAGCGAATATTGGTGCATCTATATTTCTTATTTCAACTGGTGAGGGAGATTGGGTGGTTGTATCTCAAAATAATAATGGAAGTTTACTCTCATCTGGAAATACAGCAAGTAGGCCAACAACAACAGAAATAGGATTTAAATATTTTGACACATCTCTTAATAAGCCTATTTGGAGAGCCTCAAGCGGTTGGGTTGACTCATTAGGAGTTAGTGTTTAATACCTTTTAGATTTACGAGGACGCAATTATAGTTCTATAGACAAAGCAATAAGAATATGGATTAACTATCCATATTCTCACTGTGAAATATTTATAGGTAAAAATTGGTACAGTTCTAGTCCAAGAGATAATGGAGTTAGATTTAAACAAATAGAACCAGAGATTGGTAGTTGGGATTATGTTGAAGTTGATATAGATATAAATAGACTTAATAAAGTTTATGAAGAGCATAAAAATCAAGGTTATGATTATTTAGGTATAGCTCTTTGTATGATACTACCATTAGGTAGAGATAATAAAAAGAAAATGTTCTGTTCTGAATTTATAGCTATGGTTCTAGGATTAGATAAACCAGAAATGTATAGTCCTGATGATTTGTATGTTTACTTAAAAAGGAAATAATATGGCAGATTTAAATAAGTCAATGGCTTTACTTAAACAAGTAGAGCATAGTAATAGAAATGATAAGTTGCTTCATATCAATGAAGGTGAGCATGGGCTTACCTTCTTTGGTATTTATGAGGCTGCACACCCAAACTGGAAAGGATGGGTAATTATAAAAAGATATTTAGCTAATGTACCTGATATTGAAAAGTGTTCACTAGTATTAGCCAATGTATCAGACTTAATACAATTAGTATATGAGTTTTATAGGAGAGAGTTTTGGAACAAGGCTGATTTAGACTCTATAGTAGAACAAAGAAAAGCAGATGAAATCTTTATATTTGGTACAAATGCTGGTATGACTATAGCCGTTAAAAAAGCACAAGAACTAGTTGGTGTAACTATAGATGGGGATATGGGACCTAAAACTATTAAAGCTATTAATGATTATGATGTTGAAAAGTTTGGTGTGTTCTATGATTTAAAGGAAAAAGAGCATTATAATAAGTTAATTTACCTTAAAACTAATTTAAGAGTAAATCAAAAAGGTTGGTATAATAGAGCAGAGTTTGTATAGGAGATACTAATGACTATAAATGATTTTTCAGGTGGTTTGTCTATAAGACTATCACCTAACTTAATACAAGTAAATGAAAGTACAGTTTGTACAAATGTAGATATTAGTTCAGGAATTTTAAAGCCTTTAAAGGATTTAACTGCTACATCTAATACTATACCATTAGATAAACCTGTATTTACTGAATTTAAAGGTACTTATTTAAGTAGTAACTCTGGTACTAGCTATGTAGAGTTTAATGATAAGTTATATATAGCTAATGGAATAGATACCATTAAAAAGACTAGTGATGGAGTTAATCTATATAAGTTAGGTTTAGTTTCTCCTAGTTCTAAGTTAACAACAACTAGTTCATTTAGTATTACATTTACCTTAGATAATATATTGAGTGGTACAGATATTACCTTTCCTATAGGAACTTATACTTACTTAGTACAGTATAAGTTACTCTCAGGAGCAATTAAGTATGAAGTAAAAACATTCTCATACTCAGGAACTAAAGGGGTTAGATTAACTATTTCTAGTATTACTAATGTTGACACAGTTACACTGTATAGAAAAGTAGATACTAAATATAGATTAGTAGGTGAAAGTACTTCAAGTTTAACTATAGATGATACAGTATACGATATAGCTACTAAAACTACAACTACTCCATATGAGCAGTTATTGGGTACTAGAAATTATGTATATACTTATTATTCATCAGTTACAGGATTTGAGTCTGCTCCTTCACCTGTTTCGGATGATTTAAATGTACTTATAGATGACGTTGTAGTTACTGGATTTATAGCACCTATAGATAGTACAGTAGATGCTATTAAGTTATATAGACTAGGGGGCACTTTAACTAATTACTTTTTAGTAGACACACTAGCTAAAACAGTAACTACTTATACTGATACTAAAACTGACTTAGTAGTTGCTGATAGTGACTTATTAGAGACTAATGGGTTTATACAACCTCCTACTGGGATTAAGTTTTTAACTGAGTATAATTCAGCGCTATTTGGAAGTATAGATAGTACTTTGTATTTCTCTAATTCAGGTTTAGTAGATAACTGGTTAGCTACTAATTATATAGAGTTCCCAGAGCATATAACTGGATTAGGTGTTACTCAGAATGGACTATTAGTATTCTCTAGGAACAAAACATGGATACTAGTAGGTACTGATATAAGTACATATAGTAAATATTTACTTAATGGAAATCAAGGATGTGTATCACATTCTACTATAGCTTATGTAGATAATAACTTATTGTGGTATAGTTTAGATGGTATTTGTGTTTCACAAGGTGGAGCCTTAGAAATATTATCTTATATGAAGCTAGGTAAAGTAGTAATTAATCCTATAATAGCTAGAGTATATGAAAGTCAATACTTTTTATTTCATTCTACTGGTACTATAGTAGTAGACTTTAGAGGTGGAGCTGTTAAGTTCTTAAATTTAAGTTTGATTGTTAGAGGGGCTTATTATAGTTCTTCATATGATAAACTATATATATTAAAACCTAGTGATATAGGTATGTATGAATATAACTCAGGAAGTAACTTAACTTTTAATTATAGAACTGGTTACTTGGCTGAGAATGGATTAACTAATTACAAAACATACAAAAACATATATATAAGAACTGAAGGTTCAGTATCATTAGATGTATATTTAGATGGTTCAGTTATTAAAACTTATACCCTACAAGCTGGATTTAATGATATAAAATATCCACAAGAACATAGTAGAGGTTATTATACTGAACTAAGTTTTTACGGTACTGGTAAAGTACTAGAAGTTAATTTCTTAACAGAAGGAAGACAAAATGGCAGATAATACTATTCAAGTTCCTAATAATATAGAAGATGCAACGGTATTAAAAAGATTCCTAACACAATTAGTGTTAGGAATTAATGGTAACGGTTTACTATCTAATAATAAAGAAACACAAAATACAGCTATAGTAGAGATACTGCAAAATAATCCTACTTTAGACTTTCTTAACTTAGTATCTAAACTTACGGAATTAAGGACTGATATTCTAACCTATGTAGAGGATAATATTGAAACTATTATACTACAGAATACCGAAGATATAGCAGTAATAGCTGAACAGTTTGGTACCTTCTATAATCAAGCATTAGCAGCATCATGGTATGGTTTAAGTGTTAAGGCAGGTGGAGCAATAGCAGGTCTAGAAATAGGTAGCTTAGACCCTGATGTTACAACACCAGGTGATGAGTCCAGTTATTTTAGAGTAATAGCTAATAACTTTATTTTAGGTAGAGCCTATGAGGATTTGACTCAGGCAGAAAAGGATTACTTAGCTGCACATAACTTACCTAATTTTGGTACTGTATATGATATTAATAATCAACCAGTTCCTGCATTAGTGACAACTTGGGATGGTGCTAATCAAGTATATAAACACTACTTTAATGGCATAGTTCAATTTAGTAATATACAAAATGCTGATTATGCAACTGCTATTAATAATGGAACAACCACTATCAATGGTGGAAAGATTACTACTAGCAGTATTACTACGGACCAGATACAAATGAATGTTGGGTGGGCAGGAGTTCTATATAACCAAGGAGGCAATGATAGTAACTATAAAATGAAAATAGATTTTACTAATGGGGAAATACACATAAAATGAGTTTATTTATAGGCAAAGATGATAGTAATAATAATGTATTACATGTATCTAGTGATGAAAGTACACTAGCAAAGCTAAAAAGTGGTCCTTATGAATTAACTTCTTTTCATAGTAACTTACAGTATTTAAGCTATAAGATTTATGAACCAGTATCTTCATATTATATACCAGATACAATAGCTAATTCAACTGGTTATTATGTTGGAGGTATAGCCGTTACTATGCCAAATGATTTTATATTAGAGTTTTCTTCTATACCAACTAGATTTTATTTTATTCTTTTAGATAACTCAGATACTCTATTAAGATATTCTTTTTATCCATCTGGTAGTCGGGATACTATGTATAATCCACCATTCTGTATGTGGTATAGTTCTACTCCCTCAGCAGGGACAAATAATGGACTATATAAAGGAGAAACACCTTATCCTACTAGTTCTAATATATACGGATATATTTGCTCTTCTGTAAATACCTCTAATATTAAAATAGTAGTTACAAATTATTCAGATACTGGTGTATTATTTAATAGTAAGCTTAATAATAATAATATAGACATTACTAGGGACTCATTTCTAATAGGTGGTATAGATATATCAAGTTATCCTTATATTACTAGACACATATTAAACCCTATAGATACCTCTATTGACTTAAATGGAAGTACTTATCAATTATGTAATAATAATAGTGAAGGTACTTTTGATTTAAGTACTACTGGCCATGTAGAATTAAAAGTAGGAGGAAAAACTATTATAGATAGTAGGTATAATAATAACTTATTAAGTAATAGTTTTCACTCTATAACTTGGTATGACTTAGTTGTTGGTAGTACATTTAATATTACCTCTGACCAATTAAATGATAAAAGTATTATTCAAATATCTTATACTACAGCATATGTTATAGGTACTGGGGAAAGAATATTTAATACTAAATTAATAAGTTATGTTGAAGGTAAGGTAATACCTGTAATTAGAACAAGTGTAACTAGTGTTGACTTTATTTGTCAGTCTGGAGTACTGAAAGTTAGATTTAATACCTTTTGGACTTCTTCATACTCTAATTTTATAGGAATTAAACATAGGGTGTTTAATTAAAAATTTTAATCTTAAATTAAGATTAAATTAGGTATAATATAATAAATTATAATTTAAGGTTTATTA